TGCTTGGTGTAAGCCATAGCACGAGCAAGCGCCTTGGTGTAGCGGCTCGACAGACTGTCGTACAGGTTGTCTTCCATCGCCTCTTCGGTGATGGAGAAGCCCATAGCGATGGTCTCGTGGTTGTAACGAGCGGTCCAGGCTTCCTGCGCATTGTCATACGCAAGGGCTTGGCCTTCGTTCTTCACCGGAGCTGCACCGAAGCCGGAGAGTTTCGTCTCCTCTTCAAACGAGCGCTCAGAGGTCTCCGTTTCGTAGATCTCTTTGTGCTCTTCAGCGTAGCGCTTGTACTCCAAACCGAACAGGGCATTCAGACCTGGGAGGAGTTCCTTGAGTAGTTGGGCACGAGAAATTGCCATGATTTACTCCTTAGATCGCCACAGCGACTTCGTAGGCTTGATAGCCTGCGTTCCACTTGACGAGCACTTCCTGATAACCCGCGAAGGTCAGGGTGACGGTGCCCGAGGCGGTAGCGTTGGCCGACAGGGTGACTGAGGTGCCAGACACAGCGGCGACGACGGTGCCAGCAGCGATGCCCGTACCAGTGACCAGCATGCCGGTCTTGATGGAGCTATCAGCCGCAGCCAGCGTCACAGCGGTGCTGCCACTGGTCGTGGTGCCCGTAGCCGTAACCAGCAGGGCGGTCTCGGGGACGAAGCCGACGATACGGAACGGAGCGGTGGTCGTGCGACGCACGTTGCCCGAAGCCAGCATCAGACCGACGCTCGAATCACCGACTTGGTTGCCACTGGTGGTGCCAGTGTTGGCCGTGGCGGTAGCCATCGAGGTCAGGTTGGTGCCCAGCGCCAGCGCAGGAGCGGTGCCCATGACAGGCGTGCCCGAAGCGTTGTAGGCAATCATCGCGGCCTTCATGACGATACCGGGATCATCACATACGTACGCGACAGCATCAGCAGCAACGGTGCCGCCGGTCCACTTCTGGTAACGGTTCTTGCCGTAGATCGGGCCACCAGACGAGGTGTACTCGCAGCCCAGGAAGATGCCGAGCGTGCCGCCCGTCTCTGCCGCAGCCGAGTTGTACGCCAGACCAGAGGTGATCAGCGTGCCGTCAGAGGTGAACTTCACCGGGTCCCCGTAGTACAGCGACGTTGCATAGCCGCTGGCAATCGGGATCATGCGGGTAGAACCCGCGAACACCCGACCACCGATCAGGTTGGTCGGAAGTAGGCCGTACGGCCCATTCACGGTAGGGTAAGCCATTTAAGACTCCTTGGATTAGGAACCGCGCCCGAACGACACTTCGCTGCGGCGCTCCCGGAAGAGCGGCATGCGGGCATCACTTTGGCGCATGAAATGGTTGTCCACAGACGACGTCTGGTTCTCGGTTTGTTGCCGATAGAAGTCATCGCGCTGCTGAACAAACTCTTCGGGTGTTTTGCAAAGAATCAGGCCGCCGATCTCAATGCTGTCAGGGAAAGTACCACCTCGCCCCATCAGTTGAATCTCAGGATGCTCAGATGCCTTCACGGGCTCCCAGCCCTCGCGGAGCTTTGAGGAGACGTTGCCGGGGTCGTTGGTCCCCAGCGTGCTGACACGAATCCACCGAAATGCATACCCCGGCTCCGGATTCGGGTCGGGCAGCATGGTCGGAGGCAGCCACTTCTTGGGCCGCTCAGCTTTGGCACGCGAGTCAAACTCGCGGGGAATACGGGTAGATTCAGCCATTTTCGTTCCTCATTTGCTCTGCTACAGCGCGGGCATACTGCTCGTTCGTCAGGCCCAAACGCTTGGCGATATTGACTTGGGATTGCGTCAGCGTGATCTTTTTAGGCGCTACGCTGCGCGTTGCAGGTGCTACGACAGAAGACTTCTTTGGTTTCTCGGAGGGGAACGCTTCCGGGAACCGATCACGTACTGCCTTATTGATTCGGCCGTAGTACGTTTCAGAAGTAGTGTCTACACCTTCATCCACAAGGTCTTGGTGGACTGCCAGAGCAAATGCCGTCATCCCTCTGTTCGGACCAAACCACGGATTGGCTTCTTGCCACGCACGGGCTTTTTGATCCACAGGAGGTGGCGGCGCCACCGTTGGCTCAGGTTGTACCACAGGTTGCTCAGGCTTTGCAACAGGTGGTTTGAAATTGGCAACGCGCTCAGCTTTGATTTTTGCTGCGGTGAGTTCTTCCTGAGCAGCAATAAAGGCTTCGGTATCGCCAGACTCGTGCGCTTCCTTGAGCTTCTGCTTGGCCTTGTCAACCTCAGCAGCCACCACTTTTTTAGCTTGCTCAAGGAGAGCTTGTTGGTTCTGACCCACCGAGCCTTGCAGTTTCTTGTTCTGCTCGGCCAGTGCTTGGGCAAGACGGATCGCCTCTTCTTTCTCACGGATCGCCGCTTCCTTGGCCCGCCGCTCGTCGTGGTAGCCCTTGGAGAAGTGCTTGATGCGGTTCTTTACGCTCTCGCTGTACTTCTCAAGCTCTTCGTCCGTGACTTCAGACGGAGGCTCCTTCATCGGGGCGCGACCTCGATCCGGCTCCGGCGTATCGTCTACGACCTCAACTTCGGTGTCGTTTTCACCTTCGACTTCAACTTGAAGTTCTTCAGGTGCTGCTTTCTTTTCCTCGATCTCGTCGGGAAACTTGAATGTTTCAAGTGCCATGTGTTACTCCTTACGCACGCTTCACGCCGCGAGGATCTTGAACAACAGCTTCACTGTCGTCGTTGATCAAGCGCCATTCAGTACCGTGAATCTTTAGCCGAGTGCCCGTGTTGGGACGAACCAAGACAAAGTCGCCCACCTTGCATGAAGGTCCGCTGGGAAAACGCAGCGGATCTCGATACGCATCAGGGCCCATCTTGGCGACAAACAGCACGGGTGACAAAAGCTCCTCATAGTGCATCGTCTGCCCAGCTTTCAGAAGCCCGCTTTCATACTCATCATCTGCTTTTGGAACCATGCAAAGGATGTGGTACGTCACAGGATCCGGCACTTGTCGTGCTTTTTCTTCCTCGGTTTCAGGAAGCGCAGTGACGGTATTACCGTCCGTTAGGAGAATTTCACTCATCGTCAGTTTCCAGTCTTCGCACGAGGTCAGTTACAAAAGCATGTGCATGCGATAGACCCCGGATCTCGCCGCACAGACTCCGATACTCGGAGTAATCCTTCGCGGCACCGGAAATGAGCGCTTGGGCGAGGGAATCCCGCCGTTCCTCGATTTCTTTCAGTACCACGGAAAACGCAGTGGTTGCCATACCTTAGTCCTTCTTGGACGGTTTTCGAGCGGCTTGCATCATGGCTTGCCGTGCTTGTTGTTGAGCCCTCAACGCTGCTTGCTGCTGTTGCTGACGCATCTTTTGCTGGTGCACCTGCTCTTTGTGTTGAAGATCCTGCTGCGCTTGGGCTGTTTTCTGCTGCATCTCTTGCTGCGCGATCATGGCCTTCAGGCGAGGGTCTTCCCCGCCTTTGTTCCGCGCCTCAAGCGCCAGCTTCTGGGCCTCAAGCTGCAACTTCTGCTGCGCGATCTGAGCGTCAATCTGGTCTTTCTGCGCCTTGCGCTGGACCTCGGTCTGCTTGATCTGCAACTCGGCCTGCTGCATCTGGACCAGCGGATCCTGAGCCTGCTGTTGGGCTTGCTGTTGAGCAGCTTGCTGCTGGTGCATCTGCGTCAACTGAGCGCCAGCCTGAGCCACCAAACGCGACAACTGAACCTCAATCTCTTGCGGAAGCTCCGCATCGGGAGCCGGGAGCGGCGCACCCAGACGCTCTTCGATCTGCTTGCGGTACTGGAACCCCAGGTGCTCTGCGATGTGCGCCTGGAGGGCACCCATGACCTGCTGTGCGGCGGGGCTTTGACCGATGGTCGCCTGGATCATCGGGTCCTGCATGAAGGACTGGTGCGTTGCCAAATGGGCGTCGTGGTCTTGGTAGATGAACGCCTTCAACGGCGTGCCACGCAGCGCATTCATGTTCTCGCTGATGGGATCCCGGGGCTTCTGATCCTCGGGGATGGCGACCAGCTTGTCCGCGTTCTTGATGCCAAGCACCTCCAGCATCTGCCGGTGAAGCTGAGGCAGGTCGTAGATCTGCGGAGCGCCCTGAGCAAGCTGGATCGCAGCTTGGTACTGCATGATCCGCTGCGCCATCGTGGCTGCGTTGGGATCACTGACCGGGATGACCTCGACGACGTCGTAGTCAGACTGCTTCGCCAGCCGGTCACCGCCTTGCGGGGTGTACTCATAGTCGGGCGGCATGTAGTCGCGGATAATCTGCTTGAGGAGTTTGAACTCCATCCGCAGACTCGCGTGCGTCCGTGCCTGAACGGCAGACATCGTCTTGAGTGTGCGCTCAAGGATCGCCAGCGTCGTACCCACCGGGGCCTGGGCCGACATATCGGAGATCTTCAAGTCACCGATGGCAGCAAGACGTCGGCCTTCTTCGGTGATGCGCTCCAGCAGAGCAGCCAAAACTTGGCTCGGCTCCTTGTACGGCAGCGGCATGATGTTGTCACGCACCGCACCGCTGGGCACATCCACGTCACGGAACTCACCCGGGGCAATCGGCGTGTCGTCGCCCTTGATCCGAAGACCACGGGACTTCAAACCACCGGGAAGATTGCTCAGGGTTCCTGCATCGACCAGTTGTCGGATGATAGATGTACCAGCACGGGCATAACCGCCAATGATGTGGATGAACCCGAGACCATAGGCACCGAACCCAGGGACGTAGGTGTACTGAACGAAGTGCTGCCGCTTAAGTTTGCGGTCGTCGTCCTCG